GTCTCGCCTCTAAAAGTTTGCCCTGGTAAGATTCCTCACCTCGAGCCATTTTCTCTGCATGCATCAATTGTGCATCAGACATGGCCATTTTAGTTTTCTGACGGTTAGAATATATCTTTGCGCCAGCTTGCATAGCAATCTTTGCTAAACTGAACCAAGCCATATTAGTACCAAGTAGCTTTAACTGGTTTTTTGTCAGGTCTCATACGTCTTGTACCTTTGACATCAACCACTTGAGATTTATCAGGGTCAGTCATCTCAACAGGTATACCACCTTGTTGCATTCCGTCTTTACCAACACCTAATTCTTTTTCAATTTTAGGTGCTTTGACGTAACCTTGACCTCTTAAATAATCTTTAGTCATATTTGTCTCCTTATTGTTTGATTATAACTATTTTTTTCCAAAGTTTCTACCAAAATCATGAATTTTGCTTGCATCAGACATTTGTTGCTTTGCTAATGAGACTCCAGCACGTAAACCAGCTAGTTGTTCGTTCTGTTCTAGCTTATCTTCTTGAATTTCTTTGTTCATCATTGCTTTCATCTTATCAAGATCCAATCTTTCTTGGCCTTCTTCTTCTTTTCTTTGGTTTTCTTGTGCTCGAAGGTCTAGTTCTCTACCTTTAAGTCTTAATAATGGGTCTCCACCATATTCACCCATAATCTTTTCTTCTTCTTTTGCATAATCTTCTGTTAATTCTGCAATTAATTTAGCTTTTCTAGATTCTATTAGACTTGTAATTTGTTGAATACGTTGTTGTGCTTGCATCATCATAGGATTTTGCATCATAGCTTGTGGATTTTGCATCATTGGACCTATTTGTTGTGTCAATTGTTGTAGTTCTTGTACTTCTTGTACAAATTCTAGTTGAACTTGCTCTTGCGCCATTAAAGAAATGTGTTCTAAAATATTTTTTTGTAATCCATTCATTGCCATTGGATTATTTTGCACTTGATTTAATCTCATAAAATTTAAATGAGCATCAATGTGTGCTTTATGATCTTGTCCTGGGAAAGCTTGAAAAGGTTTTCCACTCATTGCAAGTATATGTTCTAAACTTGGGTCTAATGGTTGAGGTGCTGCAGGTGGTGGTAAAATTGCATTTACATTTTTTACTCCCAGCGCATCATACATTGATCTATATGCTTGATATAAATTATGTATACGAGGATTTGATTGCGCTAGTTGTAACTGTGTTTGAGCCATAGATATTCTTTGTGTCTGTGAAAATATATTTGGATCAGCCACAGGTAAAATATCTATTCTGTCATCAAAATCTTGAACTTTAACTTCTCGTCTAGCACCAGGTACATCGTAAGGATATATTGGTGGTAGATAAGTTTTAAAAACGCTTGCTAATAATTTAAATTCTTGTTTAAGACCTACGTATAATCTTTTATGTATAGCTGACATTACCCGCGATCCACGTTCCAATAACGCCACTGTAGTACCTACGGCTGCTGATTGGTTCATATCGCCCACTTGCATATCAGCGATAGACGCGAATCGTTGGCCTGCTTGTACCACAACACCCATCAAAGCTAATAAAGTTTGATCTGGTCCTTTAAACGGTAAAGGCATAAACTGATCTTTAATATTACCACCAGGAGCATCTACATCTCTAAACTCTCCAGGTTGTAATGGTTGTGCATCATCTCTAACTCTTATACCTCTAGATTTAAATCCAGCCGGTAAGTTTGCTAAAGTACCTGCATCTAATAATTGTCTTAATGCTGCAGTTGCAGTTCTTGTTAAACCACCAATCATGTGAATTAAACCAAAGCCATAAAAACCTGTACCAGGTAAAAATTTAAATTGTACAAAGTATTGAATTTTTTTCTTTAATGGATCTGTTGGTTGATAGTTTCTTCTAATAGATAAAATTTTATTATTTGATTGTGCAATCGTTACAATGTATGGAAGTTTAATTCCTGTTGGTTCACCACTCTCATCTAGATCTTCATAATTATCTAAATCTAAATTAGTGTGTATTTCTAACAAAGTATATTGATCCTCTTGTCCATCTTTAGAAATACCTTCTAATTGTAATTTTTTATCTTCTAATTGATTTTCAGTAACAGGTGGTGTGCCTAAATTTATATCTCTATAAAAACCTGCAACTTGTTGTTTACGTAAATCGTTTTCAGAAATTTTTACAACATGAACAATAGCTTCTGCATCTTCTAGAGAGTTTGCAGAGTATGGAACAATTAAATCATCCGCAGGGACAAATTTAGAAACGGCTCTACCCAAGAGATCGTCATAATAAACTTTCTTGAAAGTAGAGCCGGACAGGGGAAGGTAAAATAACATTTGATCAAACTCTGGTTCATATTCTTTCATCTGATCCATAATTTGATAATTCATAAAATCTTTAACTCTATTGGATTGATCTTGTTTTTGAGTTGTAACATCTCCTAAAATTTGTGCACGCACAGGACCATCAGCAGGTAATAATTCTTTGTAAGCTTGTGCTTGAAATTGTGTAACCGCTTCAGCAAGAACAGGGTGGTTAACACCTGATGCGCCTCTAAATGGTTCTGTTCTTCTTTCGTATTTGAAACCTAATAATTCTAAACCTTCTCTGTAAGACTGTTCCCAGTCTCCTCTTGATTCTTTGTAATCTGTGTATTGATCGTAAAGTTTTGATCCTAATGAATCTAAAACACCATCACCTAAAAATTCTGCTAGGTTTTCAAAATGATCTTGAGTTCCTTCTGGTGAAGCAACACTAGGGTCAAAAGAAACTTCAGCTCCACCTTCTTCTGTCATTTCTATTTCGACAGGTCCGCCTTTAGTTTGTACTTCTTCAACTTTCTCTTTTACTGCTTCTTCGATCTCCGCTTCTCCTGGAATTTCTACAGTTGTTTTTTGATTGGGTAAAGATTTATCTATCGTAGCCATGAGATATTTTATCCTTTATCTGTAATTGTTTCAACACCTACATCAGTAGTATCAGGTGTTTCTTTTACTGTCAAACTTTCAATAACTTCATTCATTAAAGCTGGGTTTGACTTTTTAGGTGGATCAATTGGCTCTGGATTTTTTGCAGCCCAAGCTAATAGTTCTGATTGCGTCACAGGTTCATCATTTGCTGTATTAACAAAAGCTCCAATAACATCGTTGTATTTAATATCCATTATCTTTTCTCCACAAACATTGTAGCTATTCCACCTTTTGCAAAAGTAGTTGGTCCAGAATATCCTGGCATATCACCAGCTCCAGATGTATTAGGGTTTCCAGAAACAGCTGTGGATCCTTGTCCTTGATTTAAACTATCATAAAAATCTTGTTGGTTATTTCCTTGACTCATGATTTCATTAAAAGCTGCTTGTCTTGCAGCTTCTTCTCTAGCTTGTTGTTCTTGTAAAGCTAATAAATTTTGTTCACTAATTCTTTTTCCTGCTGCTTGTCTTGCCAACATATTTTGTATTCTGGAAGCTCTATTTCTTGAAGCTCTTGCAGCATCAGTGTAATAACCACCTCTTGCATTTAATTTATCTAATTCATCAGCACTTCTAAAAACACCATCTTCATCTACATATCCCATACCACCTCTATATTCAAACATGTTACCTAAACCACTTAATATTGAACCTGCAAATGGTATTCCAGTCGCAGCACTTAATAGCATACCGGGTGAATCTTTTAAAAAACCTATACCTTTTTGTGCAACATCCCCAGCACGTTGAAATATATTTTGTTGTGGTTGTATATTAGGATTTATTCTAGTACCTAAATCCGCTTCTAAATCTCTACCTTGAACGTTAGTTCTTGTAGGTGTTTGAAGCATTTCACCGCCTTGGAAATCTGCAGCACCTGCAGGTGCAAAAAAGAAATCTCCGATGTTTGTATTTCTAATTCCCGAAACTAAATCTGCTGCTTTTCCTCCTAAATTATAAATAGCTTCTCCAAGTGGTGTAGATTGTAAAACGCCTGCACCTCTTTCTATAGCAGTTGAAAATGGCCTTTCATCCATAAAAGCATCATAAAAACCTTTTACTCCCGATCCAGGTTCCATTCTTTTATCTGATATTATTTGAGCTGTCTCATAAAAAGGACTTGCCATAATAGATAAAGGAACTCCTGCATACGTTGCAGCTTGTCCTACAACATTGCTTACTGGATTATCACCTAATAATTCTTTAGTTTTATCTTGAATAAATTGTCCAGCAGCTTTATTTGAGGCTATATTATAATCAAAAGTGCTTGGAGCTTTCACAGATTCCATATAATCTTTTGTATATGTATCCATCGCTGGACCAGAAAAAAACTTATCAATAGTTGATCCAATTATATTATCTCCACCGTTAGCGAATCCTATTCTTCCACCATCTTTCTTTTCTTCAAATAAAACTTCAATGCCTATCGCACCGCCGTCCGCTTTTTCATAAAATTTTTTATAGTCTTTATATTTTTTACTGGGATCATAATCTTTATCAGGACCTTTTTTAATTTTCCCTGCTTTTTCTAATGCTTTAATAATTCTTCCTCTTTTGCTAGAATAAGCTCCTTCAGCGTCAGGATCAGAATAGTTACCTTTTTCTTTTCCTAATTCTCCTAGAACTATATCTTTTGTAGAGGGTGCATCTTTATCTTTAAATAAAGTATTAAGTCCCATATTTCCTGGAACAAGTGTTGTTAAAATGTCCATACTTATTTCGGGATTGTCCTCAATAAAGTCTTGAACTTTTTTTCCAATCTCAATAGCACCGAGACCGGCAATAGAAAGTCCGACAGCTTCTGCAAAAGGAATAAGTAATGCTGGTGCTAATGGCATAGATTAATAATATTCTGGATGGGTTGTTCTAATATTTTTTCCATCTTTTTCATCCTCCGGATGCATAATGAAACCTCCCTGTCTAAAACGCATCACTGCTTGTGTTGTGCTATCAACTAAATCGTCGTTGTCTCCATAAGGAAAAGCTGCACACTCTTCTATCACCTCTTCTGCAAATTTATGATCAGGAGCCCAAACTTGTCCTGCCTCAAATAATGGCGCTACAGAGTTAACTCTAGCGTGTTTATCGTTCCCCTTACTCGGAGTGTAATTTATAACAGGAATACCTAGCTTTCGCAACTCATATGTTAAAGGCATGCCAGAAGCTTTACCCTCAATGATAACGGTATCAGGATTCCAATATTTATATTGATCTAACGCAACTCTTCGTAGTTCTGGAAACTCTAGTCGTTCTTTAAAAGCATCTAATAACATTAGATTCGGTCCGCTGTCCTCGTCTGGATAAAAAACGCCCCAGGTCGTAATAGCAGAATAATCAGCAGATTCTTTTTTAAGATAAGCTGTATCGTAAGATTGAATTATATGTTCTAGTTTTGGAATATAATCTTTCTGCCACACTTTCCACCATTCCCGTTTTATGATTGATCCTTCTTCTGATGTTGGATCTTGCATCCATTGTGCATTCCATTTAGCTAAACTTAAAGATGCTTTGACAGCTTCTAGTTCTTCTAGTTTCCAATATTGTGGCCAAACAGGATTACCTGATGGTAAGATAGCTGGAAACTCTATAATCTCCCACTTATCTGATTTAACTTCTTTTTGAGATTTTAATAACATACCTGTTAGATCTTTTGTATTCCATCTTGTCATGACAAGAACAATAGATCCACCGGGTTGAAGACGTTGACGTGGACCTGATGTATACCACTCATAAGCTCTTTCTAAAGCAACCGCGTTCAACGCATCTTGTTCAGAATGTGGGTCATCAATGATTAACAAATCAGCACCACGACCAGTGATGGCTGAACCAACACCCGCTGCATAATATTCACCGCCTTGTTCTGTTTCCCATTTACCAGCTGCTTGACTATCCTCTCGTAATCTTGTTTTGAAAACGGATTGATATTCGGGGGTATCAATTAAATTTTTAGCTTTACGTCCAAAGCGGATCGCGAGTTCTGTAGTGTGAGTTGTCTGAATTATTTTTAAATCAGGTTTACGCCCTACCATCCAAGAGGGTAAGAGGTAAGACGCAAACTCTGACTTCGTATGCCTAGGGGGCATATTGATAATTAATCGTTTGCACTCACCACTTGCTAAACGATTAAATTTTTCTGCTATCTCTGTATGATGTTTGCCTTCAATAAATTCAGGCCATACATGTTTTACAAAGGCTAGAAAATCATTTTTAACTTTGTTTTCTTTTTTCTTTTGAGAGAGCTTGATGGCGTACTTCATAAATTCTTTACGCACATCTGGTGGGAGTTTATCTATTAAATCTTGTTTCATAAAAATTTTTGCAGAATTTTTTTCACTTCTGTTTTCGTACCATAATTTCAATTTTTCGAGGTACCCCCTTAACTTATTACCATTTTCTATTTTTAGCAAGTGAATGTCTAAAACTTGGGTATAGGGTGGGCCCGCCGGTCACGTGCGACAAAAGGACGCAGGGGGGTGCGACAATATGTCATATTGACAAACTTTTTGGGACCCCTCGATTCCCGATTCGTGGTGCGACAATCTGTCCTATCCCTTACAAGTTATAACTTGCTATTGTATTACTAATGTTAAATAAAAATAGGAAACAAAACATGACAAACGTAGAAATAAGATCAATCATAGCAAGGGTTGAAGATATGACAACAGCAGATTTTAATTTGTTGTTGGAAGATGAAACATTTAAAAATATGTTTTCATTATTAACAAAAGGTAAAAACGCTGATCTTAAAAGTATAAGTAAAAGATTGAGCGATTATGCCAACGATAACTTAATATAAAATGAAACTTATCGTTCAAATAAAAAATATCTACGGGGTACAAAGAGTGTACCCCGTATGTGAAAAGTCTAAAAGCTTTTCGCGGATCGCTGGGCTTAAAACCCTACAGCAACCAGTGATTGATGAAATCAAAAAGCTAGGGTATAAAATAGAGACAAAAGGGGAGCGTTTATAATGGGAGTAAAATTTAATTTATATATGCAAAAACTTTTAAAAGGCGAAATCATTGACTCAAAATTAGAGAACGAAGCAATGAAAGAAAGACAGGAAGAAAGAGAAAGACTCGCTGAAGAAAAAAGAAATATTCAGCGGGTTGACGCTCAAACAAAGGGGGTTAAATGGTAGAACTATTCTTATCATTCCCAATAGAACAGAAACTTATGTTGTTAGGTTTTGCGGTAATGGGTTTCTGTTTATGTCGAGCCGTGAAGATGGACGAAAAGAAAACGTTTCACGATCGGTATGAAAGACACAATAAGTGGCGTAATAAATAACCAACGTACCACGTCCCGCTAAAAGCGGGACGTGGTTTTTTAATGTCTCAATTCTAGTTTAGAATCATTCTAAACTATTTTTTTTTATTTTTTTAGGGAGGGTGGGCCCGTAGTCCACGAGCAACTGTTCATTTTGGGTTTTTAAATTTTATAGGGTGGGTGGGCCCGTAGGTCACGAGCTGCGACAATTTGTCACATTGACACAATATGTAGGGGGTGCAACGGGCAACGGGTCGCGAGTCGCGGGCGGTCGCGCGCGGGTCGTTGATCGCGGGGCGCTTAATTATTTTTTTGATTAATTAAAATTTTTTGAATTAAAGACCAATCGTTAACCGCTAACGGTTTAACTTCTCTATGATCTAATAGTAGACCTTCAATAGATTTACTCTCATAAAGTTTTATGGTTGAGGGAAGGCGGGGCGGGGCGTGTTCTAATAACAGAAAATTACGTTTAGATTTTTGAGTATGGAATAAGATTTGATGAGGTGAAAATCTTACTTTTTTTGTGGTTGTATATTTAAGTTCAACCATAAAAAAACCGCATAAATCATTATAACAAAGTATATCCGGGACGCCCAAATTAATATAAGTTTCAATGCGTGTGTGCTGTATTAAAGGGGTATTTTTTTTAAATTTTTGGTATAATTTTCGCTCAAGTTTCATCGTACAATTACTTATACGATGAAACCTTTACGACGTCAATTACGCGGTTTTTTTGGGGGTTTCAAACGCGGAATTAAAAGGAATTTGAAGGATTTTATATTGAGTTTTTTGATATTCGTTATCACTATCTTTTAACTCAATTAATGCATCAAGCTTTTTTTTAGCATCTACATAATTGTCAAAACCGTTGTTTACGGTATATGGGACGCCAAAACTGTCTTTCTCTTCTTTCCCGAATTTTGATTGAGTTATCTCAATTATTACAAATTTATTTTTCATTGTAAGTTACTCCGTTTATTTTCAATTTGTAACGCTTCAGTCTTATCCCAAACAATACCAATAGGTCTTAATATTTTACTCATTGTTTCTTTAAGGTTTTTATTAATGCCTACACTATACAACGTATCAGTCGCTGATTGCTGGTAGAGTTTAAGTTGTTTTAAACGTTTACCCGCTTTGGTTTTTTCGGCTTCCTTCTGTGCCAGCGCTTCAGCCCAAGAACGTAGTTGCTCGCGGCAGTCCTCCGCAGTTATATCATCACCAAGATCATAAGAGTTCCTATATTTACTCTTACTAAATTTATAACTTGTCTTATCTTGCATTGTTTTATTGCTTGATACTTTGCCAAAAAATGTTTTTGCTTTACGTTGTGCAATTTCCAAATCTTGCTTTGCTTTGTCAAGATTAGAAATAACAACATCCGCCTTTATTTTTTTAGCAAGTTTTAACTCCGCCGCCTCTGTTAAGTCAGCAACGACAGATTTTAACATAAGCTCCGCCTCGTCTAATAAAGGTCGCATTTCACGTTTAATGGCTTCCTTGTTATATTCGAGTTGGTGCTTTGTTAGTGGTTTATCGCTCATGTTTTCACCTTTTAGTTAGTTGTTGATTTGTTTTTTATATTACATCTTGAAATCATAATCAATCATATTATATAATAAAATGTTAGTTGAATTATTGGCGGTTTAAAAGCCGTCAGTAATTCAAGGGTGCGACAAAATGCGCATATTAAAAAAATTATAACAATATAAAAGCAAAATATGACTTATTTAAACGGCGTTAAATTACGAGGTAATGAAACATTTACGGAATTACTTAAAATAGGTAAAAAGAAAAAAAGACGTAAAAAAGATAATTCAAAAAAAGGTGATATTTTTGTCAATTGTAGGTGTTGCGCGGAATATATTAAAGGTGACTGGCGCTCAAATTCAGATAGTCGTTACTGTAAAGATTGTTTATGAAATTTTATAAATCAAAAAAATTATTGAATATTGATAACAACGCTAAAACCGTAAAAGGTCAGAAATATAAATATCTTACGGGTATTTTATATTTAGCGCCAGCGCGTACAAGCGGATTTAATGTATGCCCGATGGCTAGCGCGGGTTGTAAAGCTAGTTGTTTATTTACGGCGGGACGTGGTAGGTTTAACAACGTAATGCAAGGACGAATTAATAAGACTAGATGGTTTTTTTTAGAGCGTAATACATTTTTAAAACAATTAAAAAATGAAATCAAAAAATTAATAATTAAAGCTAAAAAAATAGGGCTCAAGCCCGCCGTGAGATTAAACGGGACCAGTGATATAGATTGGAATAATCACGGGTTATATAATGAGTTTAAACAAGTTAAATTTTACGACTATACAAAAATTTATAAACGGGCTTTAAAATATGTAAATGGCGCATATCCTAAAAATTATCATTTAACATATTCATTAAATGAGGATAACAAACAAAAAGCAAGTTATATTCTAAAGCGGGGCGGAAATATTTCAGCCGTTTTTAGATCAAAAAAACTTCCAAAAAGATTTTTAAATTATAAAGTTTTTAACGGTGATAAATCAGACTTAAGATTTAATGATCCAAAAAATGTTATTATCGGTCTTTATGCTAAAGGACGAGCGTTGAAAGATCAAACGGGATTTGTGCAAGATGTTTAATTTTGTGCGAATATTGGTTGACTACCAATTAATATATAGGCGGGGTTTGAAGTCTGGGTCGTTTGCCACTTCTACCCCGTTATATAAAACTAACAAGCGAGCGAGCGAGCGAACAGAAGGGATAGTATGAAACTATATGGATATAATTTAACAGAAAAAAGAAAATTTGTAGTTGATATAGAGGATATTTGCGATTGTATAAATATGGATTATGGATTTTCCGATGATTATTTTGTTTATGTAAATGAGCAAGACAGAGATTTACATTTTAATCAAAACATACAAGCGAGCGAGCAGAAGGGATAATATGAAACCTAAAGAAAAAAGAGAACGTAAGTTAAAAGCGTGGATATTAAAATACATTAGAAATTTAAAAAAATTACCTAAACTTCCTAAACCGAATAAAGAGGGTAAAATTGGTATCGAGTGGCTACAAGTCGAAGAAGATATTTATTTAACTGCTAAAGATCAATTTTATGGTGTTTATGGTTATGGAAACGAGAAAGACTGGTGGGACGGCAAAATGAGTTGGGTTTTTTGGTATGTGTGTGATGAAGTAGAAAATTTAATTAATAAGTTAAAACAACAAGCGAGAGAGCAGAAGGGATAATATGGACGGATCAATAATATGGAAAATAAATTGTGCTACTAAACACGGAGTAGATACAATTTTAGTTAGAGGAGATAGCGAGCCCACAAAAAAACAATTAAATAAAATCTATAAAAAAATGTTAACAGATTTTGATATTGATAAAGATGACGAGCGTTGCTATGTAGAATTAGCGGGGTTTATTGGTATTAGAGATATACCATTTACAGAGGATTATTTAAAACAGGATAAGTTATAAATAAATAAACCTACAAAATGGCAATCACAAATAGATATATCACATAGAGAGTGGTGTAGAGAAAATGGTTATCCAACGGATTGGTATCGAGCACGACATGGTAGACCTAAATTAAATAAGGGTGCGAGCAAGCGAAGTAGTGCCCAGTATCCATATCTATTAAATATTTCGTAAGCCAACACTACATCTTGATTTGTACTTCAAATTACGTTAAAAGTCAATATATGGGACTACCTAAAAAATTGACTGAAAGACAAATAAAGTTTGCAGAATTACTAGTCTTCAATGAGGGGCGCAAGAGCCCAAGCGAGTGTGCTTACGAGTCGGGGTATAAGACTAGACCTAGACAGGCTGCGAGCGAGCTACGTAATCCTAAAATATCGCCGTTGGTAGTGCAATATATAGGTGAGCTACGAGCAGAGATACAAGAGAAATATGGTATTAGTTTTGAAAAACACTTGGGAGAACTAGCAAAATTAAGAGAAGATGCACGAGCAAAAGGAGCTTGGTCTGCTGCAATAAATGCAGAGATAGCTAGAGGCAAAGCCGGTGGACTTTACGTTGATCAAAAAATGATACTTACAGGTAATCTAGATAATATGTCAGAAAAAGAATTAGAATCTAAACTTAAACAAATTTTAGATGATCACAAATCTTTAATTGATATTAATCCAGAAGAGTCACAACAAGAATCAAAAACAAAACAGCTCCCTGTATCCGATTAAAGAACTCGTTTATTTTTACCCAAATACTTTTTGTGAACGCTAACGTTCTTTTTATTATTTCCATTTGTTACTCCTTGTGAGTCAGGCCCTTTTACAGGTGGTATAGCATTCCATTTTACATATGGCATGTTTTTGGTCAAGGTTTTATTCTTCATAATATTATTGAAAGTATTATAATTAATACTGATGTTGTAAATGATCCAATACCAAACCAAACTATTTCTTGTCTATAATACAAAGACCATAAATTAAATTTATCTAGTAATTTTTTCATATTGTTATCTTCTCCATTTTTTTTATTATTGATTTAGGAAAACAATTACGATCAGAAAATACAGCGGACTCTGTATCGTAAGATGCAAATGTCCATACGTGATTTTTATCTTTATCAAATATGTATGCCTGTGAAATCATAACTGCAGGTTTTAGCTTTTTCATTTCATCTACTTCTGCATGGCCTGCATCACCGCATGGATCGAGCCAGACAATTTTATAAAAGTAATATTTCTTATTACCAATAGTTGCATACTTATATTTAGATTTCTTGCGTCTTTTAGGCATAGGGTAGTTTTAGCATATAAGAGAAATTTTTAGGCAAAAAAGTTTTTATGAAAAACAAAAAAGTTCCGCGCGCGGGATACCAACTTTGATAATCTGACCAAAGCAATAATGCAAAAAAGTCAATAAAATCACCATTCTGACCAAGCATGACCAAGCAAAATCGCTCTCGTGGTCATGCTATTATTCAATAATACCAACACTTTTAGACCAATTTTACCCATTTGACCACGTGACCACGCCAAATTTTTTTATCACAGAAAAAAATAATTGCTCAAATATTTCTCTTATGGTGGTCATTGCCTTATTCTTGCCATAATAGTGACATTTATGCAACACTTTGCCACATTTATGACACAATTAATTAACTTTGTTTGAATGTTGGTGACATAAATCTTTTCATGGATTCTGCCTTAATTACAACTCTTGCGGGTTCTGGAGAATTAATAAGTCTGCTTTCTTGTAGCTCTACCTTTCTTATCTCTTCTAGTCTACCATCCATAGTTTCAATGTATATAGGACAATCAGATACAATTGTGCCTTTTTCATTGTTTGTAAACTTACCCAACACTTGTTGAAAGTCTCTTACTCTCATTAGTCTTTACCTCTCATTTCTTCATAGTATTGATCTACTTTTCTTAAAAACTCATGCATATATTTTTTCATTTCAAGTCCTTGTATTATAAACTCTTGATAAAAGTTATCTTTACTGCACATCATAATTACTCCTTTACTAATACCAGTTTTATAAACATAATTGTGGGCCATAGTATATGCTGCTAATTGAATGCAGTAATCTTCTATCCACTCACGTCTTTTTGGTTTGTTAGTTTGTTTGAAGTCTATTACAGCTAACTCATTTTTATGTAAGCCAATTAAATCTGTTTGTCCTGCATATAGTCCGGGATAATATAAAGTTGCTTCTGATCCATAATACTCTGAAATATTACAAAGACCTTTTTGTATAACTTGTAAGGCCATGCCGTGAGCTTGTTGTCCTACTTCTGTTTGATCAAGATAACCTTCTTCTATAATATATTTTTCAAGTATCTTATGCATCGCGGTCCCTCTTGCGCCGGACTGCTCCACGATCCGTGCCGCATTCTCCTCGCCTTCTCGTTCACGCCACCTTTGTAGCGATTCGCGCTTCTCGGCTGACTGTGTGGCATTCAATATCGTAGTCACACTAGGTAGTTTCCATTTACCATTATTAATATCATAGTGACGTTTACCGTCGATCGTTGTTCTAACAGTTTTAGGATAGATATAAGAATTATTATGTTTCATATATTTTTTATATCTTCTACAGAGTTAATTTGATTTAATTGTTTGTTTTGTACTTCATAATTAGGAGATTTTAACATCATCGTTGTTCCGTCTGATCTTGGTCGACCATCCCCTTTTTGTTTTAAAATAGCTTTTTTAAAAAAATCTTCTTTAGATAACCAACCACAAATTTGTACGTTGCCGGTTGTTTTATTGATACTAATAAATAACAACACATCATTGTCTCTGTTTTTTTGATAACCAACAAAGTTATGGACGTAAAAGTCGCGCATATCAACGGTTCTAGCCATAGTCTTTATGTCAACTTTTTTATTATTTATTATTATATCTTCGATTAACGATCCGCTATCATAGGTAGGTAAATCTTTATCCAACGCTTTGTGTAACATACACTCTCCAACGATGCCCGTGTATTGTTGTATGCGGTTACCATTGAAGCCAGCAGATCTTACACCAAAGTTTTTAATGCTAACTTGTCGGTTAGCATAGTCACGAACTTCATCCGTCAACTTTAAATTTAACACTCATCTCCCTTAAAAAATTTTTTTAAGTGGGCTCGATACTCTTCTTCGGCGTGTTCTTCATACCTAACAACATCTATTTCTTCGACTAACTTTTTAAGATCTTTTACCTTAACTTCATCTTTTATAATGTAACCGTTCATAGCGGCTTCATCTTTCCAGACTTTCATTTTTTCATCTTCATCCATTACTTTGATACTCCAAAGGTTGCTCTTACCATTGCCGTTTTAGGATCCCATTCAAAGTCACCTATTTGTACTTTACCACAACTTAAAGTTAACAAAGTAATTAAGATTAATACATATTTCATAACATACCTTTTTCTCTTAATGATTTAACATTTGGGATATCAAGATAAATTTCACCTTGTCTATCACAATCTTCACATTGTGCGTGGGTCTCTTCATGGGTTAGATGATAAGCCACACGATAAAAACCATTACCTTTACATGTTGGACAAATTATTTTAGTCCGCTTTTCCGTTTTTATACCCATATTTTTTTGCCTCTTTATTTAATATACTTTCTAATACTTTACTAATACTTACTTCTGTACCATCTATTATTTTGTCGCGTAGATAAACTGCTTTATCATAAGCGGCTCTTGGTACAGATACAGATTTAGCACCTGGTTTAGTGTTGGACATGTTTTCTCCTTTGAGCAATGTATAGATAAACAATCTCTCCTTTTTCACCTATATTTTTAAGACCACATAACTTCTTTTGTGTAAGGGCTACTTTTCCTGTCTTATCCATATCCATCATAAAATTAGCTAATTTCCTTAAATCCATGTCTTGTTGTCTGTCATAAGCTAAATGACCTTTATGATACACAATTTTTTCTTCTTTTGAATTGATCATCCAGTCACTTACTGATTGAATTGTTTGTTTCTTGTACTCGTTGCTTCCCCATTTTTGCTTCATATACTCTTTTGAGTATGGTATTGGATCCTTTGGTTCCATTAGTCTCTTTCCTTTCCTTTTGTTATTGTTGTTATAAAATTACCTTTTTTGTTAGTATATTCAACACTATATTCTTTAGTGTGATCTAGTTTAGCACGCAACTTTTTAAAAGACATGGCTTGCATATCTTGTATTGGTTTGTCTAGTCCTAGTTCTCTTATTTTATATGTATATCTCATATTTTTCTTTCTATTTGTTAGGAGTAAAACCCTTTATACATTTAACGGATTGTCAAACCCCTTGTTATTTATTTTTAACATTTTATGATAAAATATTATAAAATATCAACACTTGCAAGTAAATAATTTTTAATGTATTCTAGCGATCTCTTCTCACACCTTTTGTTTGCCGTGAGCATTCACGCTCACGGCAACATTAAATGTCCATTCTGGGTTTATGTTGTAAAAATATCACACATCATTAACTTCATAACAACCAAACTTAACGGCTAGTCTATATCTGTTAACGTTTTCTTTGCCTTCTTTTTGTAATAATTCTAAACTTTTAAGAGATGCATCGGCTGCACATTCACTCCAATTATTATATACAATAGGAGGTTGAACCGGAGGTTTACATTCACCAGTTAAAAAAGAACACACCGATAGTATTAAGATAAACTTCATAATAAATGTAAGAAAATTCCTACTCCTAAAATTAAAAATAATATTATATCAATTATAAATAAAAAAACTATAAAATTCCAGAACACTACCGGCCTTGTGCCCGGTAAGGCTTATACGACCTACGTTTATGTTTATTCATTTTTTGCAAACTAGGTCTGCGTCCAATCGAAGTTTTGTGAAAAACAGGTACGTGTGCTACCTTGTTGTATAGACCTTTAGCTCTGGCCATCGTCGATCATAGTTATCTTGGTATTCTTATCTACCTTCATGTATTTAATCACACCATTTACCCATTGCTCAACATCATGTCCACAGTTTGTGCATCTATAAAAAGATCTATTAAGACCTACTAATATAGTATACATATCACATTCAGGACAATTTCCTGATACGATTTCAGTCTCCAAAACTTTTTGTTTCCAATTTTTTTCTGTCATATTATTCTAAAATAATTTTTTTAATACTTTTCTGACCCATGTATATTTCTGTTTCTGCTTTTGATTTAATACATTTGTAACTTACACTTGGATTATAATCTCTTTCTGCAACTCTCTTACCACGTAGGCAGGTTGCCATATTCTCTTGTATTCTATGCTCTTTAATCTCTCCGTTGATAAACATTAAGAGTGCCACTACAGTTTCTACCATTATCTACCTTCCTTTTTAGTTTCGTAATCTCTACTCTTAAACGATGCTTCAGTTATAACAACACCTTTAGGGCTACCAAAAATTTCATCCCATCTTCTTCTATATAGGTCATTAGATACACGAGATTTACCATCGTGCATTTTTCCTTTTTCTTTTCTAATACTTCTGCCCATTACCATTTGCAAACTCTCTTTGTTTGTCTTTTAATTTTTCAATATCATTAACAGCTTTTTCTACTTGTTTCTGTAAAAATTCTATATTAACTTTGTTGTGCATACCGTCTTCAATAGCTTTGTTAAGACGATCTACAGATTTATAAAGATCTTCTACTAACATGTAGAGCTCTGCTTCACCAGAAGACTTACCCAATTGTCCTCTTGGATATTTAATTCTAAATTCTGTATTTTGTTCTAAATCTTTTGATATTAATTCTAGTTGTGTTGAGTGTGAGTTAAGTGTTTCGTGCAAACCAAAATATGCCCAGGTTCCGATTGCAACCATTGCAATCAAACTAGCAACCGTTTTCATAGGCATTTGCACAGCTGCTTCTTCTGATATTTTTAATGGTTTACTCATTGTCCTTCAAATACCGGTCTATCCGGATTTTCTTTTTTCCACCCATCTTTTAACACAGTCCAGTAACTAATGCTAGCATCAGGTCTTTCATCAAAGCTAGCAGTAGACATGACCCCTAATTTCATACACATGTTAATTAATTCAGCAAATTCTACAGGTGGTGGGTTAATTCTAGGCACTCTTTTACACTCTTTTACTAATTCTAATTGTGTTTTTAATTTTTGTTTTAATCTTTGTTCTTCAGCATACTCTTCATCACACACAGGACCAATAGATTTTCTAAATCTAAAACCTAGTGTTTGGTTTTGTGATTCATCATTATTACCACTTTTATATTCATGCTGTCTCACTTCTGTATATGCTTCCCAACTACCTTGATCGCAGCTGTTGGTACCGTCATTTAAATATTCATTACGTGCTTGTGCTGATGTTACTACAAACAAAAAGAAGATAATCCAAAATAAATTACCTGTTAAGATCTTTGATATCGTATTCATGTTGTCTTACCTGGTCTGCTAGTTGTTGAAATATATTTTCTGCCATATCCCAAGTAGCCTCTGCTCTGGCTAATCTATTTTTTACATCGTTAAGCACTTCTTTTTGAAGTGCTAAATCTTGTGTTACAGTTTCTAATATTTCTTTATTAATTTGAATAGTGTCCGTCATAGTAAAAACATAACGAACGGACGTAATTGTTCCAGCTAGTATTGCACCAATTACTGGAACAATCACAATATTTTTTTTGAACCAATCTAATTTACTTTTGCTTTTTTTCATATTTTTTGTGCTCATTAAATAACCAGTTTACGTAACAGTTCCATAGTTTTTTTAGCCATCTCATAACTAAACTCCCTCATTAACATTTACATTCATCACAAACACAAACACCGTATTCGTCTGCGTGTAAATCTCCATCACAATGGCACTCGTGGTAACAATTTTTACAAGTCTTCGTTTCTGTAGCCATAGCCTTTTCTTCTGTTTCCCCATCTCTTGTTCCAGGCATACACATTCATCTTACTACCAATGTGTTCTATCCAAGATAATGGTATATCTATCGCTCTTCTCGTAAACCTTTTTATGTCGCTTATCGCGTCGGGTATTGTTTTCATATTTTTAGCGGGTGATATCAGTCTCCCGTTATCACCCTATCTTATACGCGCGTTAAGAATTAATCAAATTTTTTTGATATAAAGTTGGTTATTTTTCTCCAGATCTTTTTAATCCAAGCCCATATCGGATTTATAAATTTTTCACTCATTTTTTTTCCTCAATTTCATAGAAGAAACTATCAGTATCTTCTGTTTTCCACTTACCTGTATCTTCAACGTTCCACTCGTTAGTTTGCACTTTCCAATCAGGGATGTTGTCTTTCACAGTGAAAGAAGGTAAATCCCAAATACATCTATTGTTAGGTTGTGCTGCAAAATTGCCATCATCAAGAGCAATTATGTGAGCGCACTTATGTTCGTGCGGAATCTCCGAATGGTCAGTATCTAGTATATTACCATCTGGGTGAGCCCAGTCAACGGTAAATAGGTATCTACCATGATGCCATTTTTTATCTTTACCAATGTATTTACCAGAGGCTGCACTTAAAATATTCCAAGTAATAACAGTAGGATAATAAGAGAAAGAATTCCAAAGCTCCAATTCATCAAGACGTCGCTTGGGAACGTCTTCTGGTCTATATCCTTGTTGAATAAACGCGCTAATAGGTAGGCGATAAAAGATTGCACCGTTACCCATGATAGCGTGAAAAAGTATAGCCCTCCCGCCCATACTTGTAAGACCAAAGATAATACAGTCTTCAACTTCGCCATGATGTTTTTTAAGATCATAGAGATATTCTTTTCTTATTTGGGCGTATGTCGCCGGTATGTTTGCATTTAAATATGCCATTACTTAATTTCACCCCAGTTATCTCCCTTCTCATAATCTACTTTGTTAGGGACTTTTAATTCTACAGCAGCTTCCATAATCTGTATTATTTCCTCTGCTTTTTTATCAGACTCAACAGATATATCTACCTCATCATGAATCTGTATGTGTGGTATTATACCATTTTCATACAAAGCTACCATAGATTTTTTTGTCATGTCTGCTGCGCTTCCTTGTATCAATTTATTTAAAGCCTTGTAAGTAAATGCTCTTTTTAATGGCTCATCATATTCTTTTCTTGCTATCTCTAATGGTAATGGTTTGAATACACCAAATTGTACAGGTTGCCATAAATCGAAATGACATGCACGTCCTAATAAAGTTCTGATTTTACCTCTGTCATTTGCTTTACGAGATACATTGTCCATTAGTTTTTTTACAAATGGAGCTTTGGTATGATATTGTCTAATTAATTTCTCTGCTGACTCTTTCATTAAACCTAGTTCGGCCATTAATTTATTTTTACCCATACCATACATTAAACCTAAATTAATTGTCTTGGCTTGTTTACGCTCTATGCCTGCCATGTCTGCAACAACTTGGTGAAAGTCTGCGTCTCCTGCATTGTATGCATCTACAATTTCATCAACTCCTTCTAAATTTTGTAATTTTGCGTAATGCACTAAAATTCTTGGCTCTTGTTGTGAGTAATCAAATGAACCCCAAACATGTTTTTCTTCTGGAATAAATATAGATCTAATCATTGGACCAAGTTCAGGATGTCTTGCCGGTATCTGTTGTAAGTTTGGATTACTCATACTAAATCTTCCTGTAACTGTTCCACCTTGATCTGATCTAATTTGATTTATGTCTGCATGTATTCTTCCATTAACTGCATGTTTAGTTATAGAATCTATAAATGTTGTATGAGCTTTATTTAATTCTCTTGCTTCTGCAATTGATCTTGGTAATTCATGTGGATGATTTTGTAAAAAGTTTTTTGTAAAACTTGGTTCTTTACTTTTTTCTGTTCTATCATATGGAAGCTTTAGTTTATCAAAAGCTTTTGCTATAGATCTGGCTGCCATAATTTCTACTTCAATACCAGTCATTTTTTTTATATTTTGTATAATTTTTTCTTCCCTTTTAATTAAATTTTGTTTAATATTTTGTGCTTTTTCTAAATCAACTCTCACACCTTTGAATCTCATATCAACAAGACATGGAAATAATCTTGTTTCTAAATTAAATATGTCCATCAATTCTTGATTATACAATTCTACTTTTAATCTTTGCCAAAGTTTTAATGTTGCCTCTGCATCACGTTCTGCATATTGACCTACAAACATTGGTGGTAATCTCCACATATCTGCTTTAGCATTTAATCCATATTCTTTTGCTGCTTCTATTAAAATTTTTTCATCTTTACCTATACCGACATAATGTTTTGAAAGTGTATTTAATTGATAAGAAAGTCTATTCTCATCAATCAAAGAAGCCGCTATCATAGTGTCCATTATGGGTCCTTTAATGGTCAGTCCTGCTGACCTTAACCAACAAATATCATACATAGCATTGTGAAAAATGAAGGTTGTATCTTCTTGTTTGAATAAATCTTTAAGCCAATCAAACACTAAATTTTTGTCCATATTACCACCTTGCTCGTGATGTATCGGATAATAGCCTGACCACCCTTCTACGGCCACCGCAACGCCAGCAATGTGCCCTTTTCCAGTTACATTACCAGAGCCTAACTCTTTTAGGTGTGGATCATTAGTTTCTAAATCTATTGCTATTTCTTTGGCTCCGCGCAGATCTTTTAATTCATCTGGCATAACCCATTCTGTTTCAGGGGTAAATAGGGGTATCTGTGTGCTTCTCACGTGTAGTCTCTCTCCTTTACCATTTCTAGATAATGTATTGCCTTATCTATATCTTGTATGCCTCCCTTTTTGGAATGCCTACATATATACTTTATAGCGTTGGCTTCCGCAAAAAGCAACCTATTCTTGTTAATGAATTCTGCGGGCTGAATGACAAAATTTCGGTAGTGTGAACCACCTATTTGTTTCTTAAGACTTTTCATAATGTTTTATTATCTCCTCTAATTTATTTTTTTTAACCATGCTGTATGGCAAAACTATGTTTGCAAATTTTAAAGCTAACTTATGTGTAACTCTATATCTCCACTGTGGTTTTTTACCCATACCTCCTACTTTCTTTTTGTAATGAATATTCCCAAAACCTAATACATTTTTAACCCAATAAATAACCTCTTTATTGGTCATCGATATTTCACAAGTATGAACTTTAATTGTATAATTAGATTCTTTTTTTCTTGCCACATGACTAGATGCACATCCATCTGCATCAAACAATCCTGACAAATAACAAATATCTTCTATCCTCATAATATATAAGCTCGATCAAAATTCTTTGGATCTAACACATGCAATTCACGCTTCGCTCTCGTCGCTCCAGTATAAAATAATCTATGTAATTCATCTGGGTCATAACTCATTGTTTCTAGCGCTGCATTTGTAAGATCTTGCATAAGCAAAACTTTATCGGCTTCTCCTCCTTTCGCTCCATGTATTGTTGACATAATGATACGCGGATTTTTGTTTATCTGTTCTCCATTCGCCCGCATGTTACGAATGTAGTTTTCTGTAATGGTATCTAAACCATCAAAAGATTCATACCAAACTTTATCTGTAAGTAAGCCATACTTCTCCATACATTCTTTTAATGTGTATTTATCTTCAGAATGTAAAAGTTTACCTGTTTTAAAACCAGGTAATACATTTGATCCAAGATATTCATATATATTTTTTATTTCTATGTGGCCTAATAAATCTCCTTTACGCCAATGTTCCCAATTATTTAAAGCCATAAGAAGTTTTAATGGTACAGAGTTACAACCTCGATGTTGATAGTACCAACCTTGTAATTCACATAAATCTTTTACATCATCAAGAAAATGATTAGCTGATGATAATACCAACCAATTACCTTTAGACATATTTACTTGTGTAACATCAGAATATCTACGTAAGATGCCATGTTCTGTTCTGGGTTTGTAATCTTTATTAAATCTATTCTGTACTTTAGTAATTATTTTTTGTGATAGTTCGTGTATGGGTCCACCAGGTATTCGATATGATTGATCTAATATTTTAATATCATTAACTTCTGTTTTTAATGCTATAAAATGATCTACGTCTGCACCAGCCCATTTAAATATAGCTTGATCATCGTCACCAGCTATGTATGTTTTTTTTGCATTTACCCACATAGATCTAACCATTTCCCATTGTATCAAAGATAAATCTTGCGCTTCGTCAATAAACAAGGCTTCAAAGCTAGGTTTGTTTTCTTGTTCAATAAAATTTTCTAATAAATCTGTAAAGTCTTTTAAACCTTTTTCTTTTTTATATCGTTTTAATTCTTCAGATAATAAATAAAGTGTATCTCTTTCTATATCTAATATATTTTGTCTAGAGTCATAGTATTCCAATAGATCCATTCGTTTAACTCTAGCCGTATTCATAATAGTTAAGTATTCATTATCAGAATTAAATGTGCCGTCATCTTCAGAATGTCTTGCTGTTTTAATAGGTACACCAACTAATTTACCAAACTCTTTATAATCTTCGGACGTCATCATTTTTTCTTTTGTCATAGCTAAACGTTTAAAAGCAAAAGAATGTAATGTTCTAAAATTTTCTAAATCATTTTCTACATCAAGACCAAACTTTTCAGCTGCTCTTGTTGCTGCTTCTCTTGCTGCTTTTCTAGTAAAAGAAAAGTATCCTATTTGTTTTGGTCTAATACCTTGTTGAATAAACTGATCAACCAAATTTAATAACGTTGTAGTTTTTCCTGTACCAGGTGGTCCTAATATAATTGTCTTCATCAAAAAGCCTCCTGGTGATACTGAACTTTAGAAATTGTTGTATCTACTTTTTTCATAGTTTTAATTTTTATAAGTCTTGGATATTGTTTTTTAATTGCTATTCTTACCTCTTCAACAAAAACATTTTCTAATCTTTTAATTAAATTACCTGTTTTAGTTTTGTCTTGATCCCAATTATTTTTTTTACAGAATGCATAAAAATCGTCCATTCTAAAGTATGTAAATTCTTTATCTTCATCTGTGAACGGAAGTTTATTAAATATATCATCCATTGTTCTTGCTGATTGTCTATTGGTAGTCCAGTCTTGTAGTAGTCCTGTAATTTGATTTATTGGATTTAAAGATTCCAAAGGTTCTACTTCTTGTAAATTTTGCATCATTGGTTTTAAAAAATATTGTTTCCAATCTCTTGATTTTGGAACAGGCACAACTAGATTAGCTTGATCTAAACATGCTAATGCAAATAAAGGTGGGCTATATAATTGTTCAGAGGTTAATTCGATCCGCGTTCCACTGACATCTAAAAACCATTGTGGTGGATTTGATTTATATTTAGTTAGATTGCCTAACACAGGCATCTCTTCTTCACCATAGCCTACACCAAAACGTTTTGTTCTACACAAACCTGATTGACAGACCGCGTTAATTGGTGCGTCTTTACATCTATACTTGTCATAACCTTTTCTATTTACAGATTTAATTAATTGTTGAACCTCACTGTTACTTAACTTTGGGTCCATATATTTTGAATTAGCTTCTACAATTTTATCTTCCCAACTATCTGGGTGTGATTGTTTATAATAAACAGCTATATTAAATAATGCATTGTTCCTAGACCCCTCACCAAAACCAACTGATGCCAGTTTATTTAAGCAAGGGGGTCCCGCAGGAAAAGCCTCTTCTATTTTTTTCTCTTCGACTTTAATTTTCTCCACCTCTTGCCTTGTGCACGCACAAACATCATAGAGCTCATAAAATTCCTCAAGTGTACAAGAGGAGCCAGTATCGTTGATAGCATATCGTAATCCTTTCGTTCCATTGTAGTAGGGTAAATTTAAAAAGTTACCTGTGTCCCCACGTTCCACAAGTATTTCTGTTTGTTTAGGAAAGATTTCACAACCTTCATATCCTAAAACTTTTGCAATTCGTTTGAGAGTTTGCTGCATGAGTGCAGCAGATATAAATTCTCTTGTAAATAAAAATACATGTGCTCCTCCTGATTTAGAGCGACATACTATTAAGGGGAAACCAAAATCTCGGATCCTAGATATAAGATCATGATGATTGAGATTATACTCATCAATATCAATGCAGCCCCACTTACAAGTATTGGACTCGGTAATTGGGATAATTCCAAGTGCAGGGCCTTTACCTTCGACATGATTTTGCCACAAATCGTCTGTGATTTGTTTTCTAACAATAAATGCTTTTCCTTTTTGTTTACCATTTTCTCCTCTTTCACCTTTTTGATATTGTCCATAGGCAATTTTTAAACCTTCAAATATATTTTTAAATTTTTCATTTTTCATTATCATTTCTTATTCTTTTGTTAGAGTGAAGATGACCAATAACATAAAAAAATCACCTTCACTCTATTTTAAACAAGGGCGGTAACTTAACATAAAAAGGAGAAAACCACCCTTATTTGATTCCACCAGAAAGTTGCACTGGATAGAATTTTTTAAAAAACTAAAACGGTGTTTTAGTTTGAGATGTCTCTTCCACATCTGCTTTTGTTTGCACGTTACCTTTTGAGACATTTCCTGAAAAGTCTTTTGCACTTAAATACAAAGTCTTATCTTTTTGTCCCATTATTCTGTCCATAGTTACCACCCAACCATACCAAGAACCTTTATCGTTCTTTTGTAGATTTGATTGAAGAGTGTAAACTACCCCATGCATAGGAGGTACAGCAAATCCGCCTCTACCATCGTCAATTTGAACAGACTTCATCATTGAATTCCATTTCTTACTGACGCTCAACTGTGTTGATTTCATGGTAATTAAAGCAGGACTGTATCCGCCTTGTTTTTTTTCTACCATCACATAGTAATAAGCAGTCTCTTCTAAATAGTTACCATTTGGTAATCTAATTTTAGAGCCATCTCTTTTACCTGTTTGGATAACCGGACTACCTGGTGAGTGTGTAGCAACAGGAGCTGCATTGCCTTCACCTCTATCAGACCATTCCGGATAGTCTTTTTTATAGTAACAAGGAATAACCTTGATACCTTTTTTACCATCGAATAATTCGTTGGTAACAGTATTGTAGATCATGCCTGGTTTGGCACCCACTACAAACTTTGGATCTCCTTCCGTCACTTGTGGCGAAAGTTGACCCAAGATTCTGATAAACGGTAACGCCATATCTTCTTGCGTCATGTTTTCAAAACCTTTTTGCAGATCGTTACCGAACAATGCAACTGATCCGTTTTGTTTAGCTTTTATTTCATTAGCCATTATTCATCCTCCATTATTTTTTCCGGCTTATTTTTGTCTCGTCTTTAATCCAAAGACTAAAGACATCAGAAGGCATGTCAAGGCCGGCCTTGACACGCTCCTCATAAAGGGCTGTCAATGTATTCCACGCCACATCAGATTTCTGCTGTGGAGTAAAACCATTAGCAACCGCAAGGTCCATCAATTGATTCGCCTTGTTATCTTCTCCCTTTCCAAAACTCACGCTAACATTGTTTTTAATAATGTCACCTAGGTTTTGGTCACGAAGCCATTGATAGGCGCTTTCTCTTTTCAAATCGTCTTTTGGAAGAGTAGCCCTAAATTTTTTCTTAACAGAAACTTTACTACCATCTGCTAGTTTTATTTCTGATAATCCCTGTTCCGAAAGAAGTTCTGGAATAACTCTAGAACCTATATCATCAGCTTCAGCTTTTTTTGCTTTTAGCTTATCTTCAAGTTCTGCTATTTCATCTTCTTTTTCTTTTAACAACACACATTGTTTTGCAATGTCTGTTATCTCAACATTATCAAGTAGATCTTTAGTATCTTTTAACATTTCATTTCTAACATTAAAAGATCCACTACCTGTAAACGTTTTTACTTTTACTTTTTGTTTAATACTCATTTTCTCCTTTCTGATACATATCAAACTCTAATGGATAGTATCTATATTCACGTTTATCCCACTTCAACATATTAAATTGTCCATTGGTAACATCATTAACAATTGCAGTAGATAATCCTATTATTACAGGATCTCCCACAGCAAGTAAATAGTCACCCTTTCTAAAATCTTGTAAATTTTTTTTCATCTTTTGCACATAAGGCGAAGTAGAAAAAATAGCTTGATCTCTATTTTGCAAACATATTACAAGATAACCAAAGTCAGACGCACTTAATATATTTATATTAGGAGGTGGTTGTTGAATCACATAAACAAATTTTTCTTTTGGACTGCTTTTATTTAATTTTAAAAAACTTTCCAAAGAACTTGATTTATATAACTCAAATATTTTATTTTTCATTTCTTACTTCTTGACAAAGATATATACGTTAATATATAAAAGGTCAAGTAGAAAGAATATGAAATATAAATTTAGAACTAAACCATATGAGCATCAGCTTACGGCATTAGAAAAGTCATGGAACAAAAAAGAATATGGCTATTTTATGGAAATGGGTACAGGTAAATCAAAAGTATTGGTGGACAATATGTCTATGCTTTATGATAAAGGTAAAATAGATGGTGCGCTTATTGTCGCACCCAAAGGTGTTTATACAAATTGGTTATCTCAAGAAATTCCAATACATTTAGTTAAGCATGTAAAACCCAAAATGGTCTTATGGACTGCCACATCTTCGAAAAAAAAAGAACAAGAATATGCCACATTGTTTAAACCCGATTATGATTTGCATATATTAATAATGAATGTAGAAGCCTTTAGTACAAAGAAAGGTGTAGAATTTGCATATAAATTTTTAAGGACTCATAAAACATTAATGACTATTGATGAGTCTACTACTATTAAAAATCCATCAGCTAAAAGAACAAAGTCTATATTGATGTTAGGTAGGCAGGCTAAATACAGAAGAATACTTACAGGTTCTCCAGTAACTAAAAGTCCTTTAGATTTGTATAGTCAATGTGCTTTTTTAAATGAAGAACTATTAGGTCATGCTTCATATTATTCTTTTAGAAATAGATATGCTCAAATGATTGATAAAAATTTTGGTGGTAGAAGAGTACAGATTGTAGCTAGTTATCAAAGATTGGATGAACTTGAAGAGGTATTAAAAAAGTTTTCTTATCGTGTACAAAAATCAGAGTGTTTAGATTTACCTAAAAAAATATTTATTAGTAGAACAATCGAACTTACACCAGATCAAAAAGAAGCGTATGCCACAATGAAATCCGCGGCCCTCGCTTCTTTAAAAGGTAAGATGGCTACAGCTCCTCACGTATTGACGCAACTGATGCGTTTACATCAGATTACATGTGGTCATTTAAAATCGGACGATGGAAGTATAACTAATTTTAAACATAACAGAATAGATGAATTACTAGATGTCATTGATGAAATGGAAGGTAAAGTTATTATATGGGCTAATTATGTGCATGATATAAAAGAAATAACAAATACTTTAGAAAATGAATATGGAGAAGGTAGTGTTGTACAATATTATGGTGAAGTGTCTTCCCAAGATAGACAAGAAGCAATTAAACAATTTCAAGATTCAAAATCAAATGTAAAATATTTTGTGGGTAATACGCAAACCGCAGGGTATGGATTAACTCTTACAGCTGCTAGTAATGTAATTTATTATTCTAATAATTATGATTTAGAAAAAAGATTACAATCAGAAGATAGAGCACATAGAATAGGTCAACATAAACCAGTAACGTATGTAGATCTAATAGCAGAAAAAACTGTTGATGAAAAAATTCTGAAAGCATTAAAGAAAAAAATTAATATTGCATCTACGGTGATGGGTGATACAGTTCAGGATTGGATATGAAATACCCGTTTTATATAAGAATGGCGATATTAATTTGTATTGGTGGGTTTGTACCTATCGGTATACATCATATTGTTTATAAGTTGTGGGATGTAAGTGTATTAAGAGCTGCAGAAATAACTTTTATAATCTGTATTCCAATAGCTTATTGGATGGCTTGTAAAATAAATGAACGGTGGCATGATGATAGAGAATAAATCATGGAAAATATTGTGATGATAACTTTATTAACTCTTACATTATTTGGTAAAATAGAAATGCATACATTCGAAATACCAAATACAAGAGAAGATTATAATGGACGTGATGGTATTAACTGGCATGACTCAAACGCAATAGTTTGTAGTAGTTGGTATAATCGAAACGTAGTAATTACTGTAAGAAAAAATCCTAAACCAGGACAAAACCATTATAAACATAGATGGAATGGTAAAAAAGTTATTGGTTATATATGTGGGGGACACGAACCACAATAATTAAAGATCCACGAGTCCCGTTTCTCTATTTAAATATTTATATTCTATTTTGTGTATATCAAAATCATTCATTAATTTTTTACAAATATCTGTGTGGTCAAATTCACCACAAGAATAAACATCCATTTGCATTAATGCAGGTTTAGGTTCGTCCCAGATATGCATAGCTATATGTGAAGTTTCTATAATTGCTACGGCTGTAATACCTCTATTACCAGCCATAGTGCAATACTTTACGTATGGGCCCATAAATATTCTCATGTCTAAAGACTCTATAAAATCTATCATCCAATTTTTTAGATACTCTTCTTCTGTGGGGGGTCGACTAGCCTCGGCGCGAATGATTAGATGCTTATGCACCAGAAGACTATTTTTCATAAGCTAAATCTCTTCGTATTGAGTTTTACCGGCGTCGTTACGGAATGCTCTTAATTTTTGTTTACGATTACCATCTTTGTTATAAGATACGTGAATCCAACCGCTATCGGGTGTGCCATTGTAAAATTCTAAAATTGCTTGATCATAATCTAACTCATTAGTGATCCACTCAAATAGCATCTTGTTATCTACACGATGACATTCGAAGTCTGCCGCCTGGCCACGTGCGTGTTGTGATCGTTCAGAGCTGCCGATTGCTACACATAATTCTGGTGATCTGTAACCCGAGGACACGCTTATAATGCCCCACTCATCACGAGTTGGTTGTAAAATATTTTCACAAAGTAATTTTAAATTTTCTATATGCTCCTCTGTTGGTGTATTATCAATACCTTTACGTTCCGCTGTCTGCGAAGCAGTTAATTCTTTTAAAGAAAAATTTAAACTTAATTTCATCCAAACATCCTTTCAATTACAAAGAGTACTGCAGTTCCCGCAACAGTCAAAAGAACCCAATAGATTTTATCTATCTTACCGCCCAAATTTTCCACATCTTTGTGTACGTGATTTAAGTTTTTCTTAACACCTGATATGTGTCCATACAGGGATAATATGTGTTCTCTTGTTGTCTTTGGTTTGATGTCCATTAAACCGTCCTTCTATTTTTTTGTATTTGTTTTTGAAGATAAGCTTGACCTAGTTTATCATCGGGGTTTAAACTAGCAAAGGTTTGTTCTTGTGTCACTATGTTTGGAAGAAATGTATTTTGACCTCCTATGATATTACTAGCTGTTGTTACATCTAATGGTAAACTTCCAATAGGACCTAGTGTTGGTTCGGGTAAATTTTTAAGTGAGTTTTCTATTACAGGAAAGAAATTTCCTTCTAAAGTAATTCTTTCTAATTGACCTCTAATTCTTTCTATTTCATTATATGCAGCTTCAAAAGGATTAGATATTCCTAATTCAGCAGCGTTTTCATTAAATAATTCTCTTATAGATCTTGATATAGTTAAAGGTCTAAATCTACTTTCTTCTAAAGCTCTAAAATTATTTCTCTCTCCTCTATTAATAAAAGATTCTTCAATAGCAGAATTATTCATTCCTAACGTTTTGGCTGCTTCAATATCTTTATATATTTCTCTATTGACCTGGTATAAACCTCTATTAGCATTAATATAAGCATCAACAATTTCTTCAGGAGAAACAACACCTCCTTTTACTGTTGCCCTTGTAAATAAACTTCTAGCATTTCTTATGCCTTTTTTGTAATCACTAATTTTATAATTAATGCCTTTTGTAGGATCTATTTTAACATTCCTTAATCCTATTATTCCAAGTAATTCGTTTCCTAATTCAAATTGATTTCCATATTTATCAAAACTTCCTTCAGAATCTTTTGGAACAAGAGAAAGTCCTAATCTTTTAAATTGATTAGCGTTTAAAGGAACTTGTGTTATTCCTAAATGAACTAGAGCTTTTTGTATTTTATCTCCTGTAGAATCTAATGGATTCCAAATTCCTCTTCCTTCAGCTGTTCTTCCTCCTCTTATTGGAGAAACATCTAATAAAGCTTCTGTCCAAATAGATTCAGATACAAAAGGCTCGCCTAATTCTTTTGTTGCTTCAGTTAATCCTATTATAAAATCATCCATTAACCCATCTTTATCAGTTCTTCCTTCTTGAACTGCATTAAGTACAGTTTGAATAGGTCTTGTTACCGTATCGTAAGCGTTCATGTGAGAAAAATCAATATATTCTAAATTACCTTCATCATCTCTTGTAGGAATTAATACAGAATTTTTAGACCATCTTGGAACATATCTTCTCATAGCATTTATTTCATCTTCAGAAACATTATATATAGCTTTTCCTGCCTCAACTGCTGCGTAAGGAACTGCAGCTGTGGTAACACCTAAACCTAAAAGTCTTTGTAATCCTCTTCCTTTTAAAGGACTTACAACTTGTCCATTAATCATTGTTTTATAAGTTATTTCATTAATAGCTCTTTCTACTATGTTAGTAGTTGTCCTTAACATTTCAGAAGGAAAAGAAACAAAGTTTCCAAAAGGTAATTGTCTTAAAGCTTTTATAACATCATTAACATAAGCATAATTAGGAACTTGATTTTTAACCATATTAGCAGCCTCTAATTCTAAAAATTCTTCGTTAAAAATTTTTCCTGTTTTTTTACCAGTAGCATCTAAAATATCATCTCCAAAGTTTAAACCAGCAACTTTGTATGCATTTTCTAATTTACTTTTTTCTCCAAACCATGTAAATATTTTCCAAAAATCATCTTCAGCTGTGTAAGCATCTTCAGCAAATTGTTTTATTTTTCCTAATCTATTTAATAAATTTTTAAAAACTTTTACTTCACCTAATGTAGAACCAAATTTAACATCACCTAATAAATTAGTAAGATCTCCTAATCTAACGTTTGAATTTACTACTCCTAGTTCTAATAATCTTTGATACAATTGATTGCCATCTTTATTTCTTCCGAATACTTGAATAGCTTGTCTAGCTTGTTTCACAGCTTCGGTGTCTGCAAAAGGTATAATTCCATTTGCAGCTGCAAACATAGAAGCGCTCATAAAATTTCTCATGTGAGTTATTGGACCTAAAACAGTTTTAGCTAATTGAGACATTGCTTTAGGATACAAAACTAAATTTTGATAAATTTGAGATGTCATTCCTTCTCCTAAAAAACTAGTTCTTACATCTTCTAAAGCCCTAACTGTATCTGCTAATGCAAATTTTCCTTCTAGTGGATTAATAATATCTGCAACTTGAACCTCTCCTTCTCTAACTCCTCTAGCAGCTTTACTAATAACAGCATCAGGATCATAAAAAGGATCTATAACTTGCATTCCTTCAACACCTCTAACACTTTTCTTTGCTCCTACCATTGCAATATCTAAATCACTTCTTGCACCAAATACTTCTCTTGCTTCATCAATTGTATCTACAAACAAAGGAGCAATTGCTTTTTGTTCGGCTTCAGTTTTTGACAATCCTTGTTTTATAAACTCATCTATTTGCGCTTTTCTTAATATAGACATTTCTTTAGATTTTTTAGCAAGCGCATCAAAATATTGATTACTTCTAACTACCATAGATAATTTATTTGTTCCTTGTAAAATAGTAGAAAGAGCGTTTTCGTTTTTTCCCAATAATTTATTAACAACATTTTCACTAGTTCCTGTAAGTTCAGATATATTAATACTTCCTTTTTTCCCCATAGTTTCATCCAAAAAAGATTTTTTTAAAAAATTAGGACCTGTAAATTTTAATTCTGATTTTAATTTAAATCCTTGAGGAAGTTTTGATGTTCTCCAAATATTTTGAACTATTTCTTCTGCTTCAAAATCATCAAGAATAATTTTTCCATTTGTATTTTTTTTAGCAATTTCTTTTATTTGTTCCATAGTTTCAGTAATTAAAGTTCTAGGAGGTTTATAATTACTTGCGAGTTGAAAACCAGTTTTAGAAATTTTTTTATCATCAAAAGCCTTATAAGTTGAATTTAAAAAATTAGGAACTTTTTCTTTCATTAATATTTTAAAATCTCTTAAAGCATTGGGTTCTAATCTTCTACCTGCAGCAGAAAATAAATTACTCCATCCAGCTCTTACATCTTTTAATGTTGTAAACATTTCATCTACATCTGCTGAATTAGCTTTAAATTGATTTACTAATTTTTCTTTAAAATTATTAGCTTTAGTTTGATCTATTTCATCAAAAGTTACATTAAATAATTTTTTACCTGTAGCTTTTCCTGTTTTATCTAACTCATCAATTTGATTAAAAATAGGATTTAAAGTTTTATTTTTTCCAGATCCAGATAATAAAATATCGTTTAATTCTTTTGTAAGTTCTTCTCTTTGAGTCGTAACAGTTCTATCTCCTATTACCCTTTTCCAAAAAGGAAACAATTTGTCTAATTGATTATCAATGTCATAAGTATAATTTCTTGCAACGTTTAAATCTTTTCCTATTTTACCTTCTCTTCCTCTTTTAATATCAAACATTTCTTGAGGATCTAGTCCTCTAGCTCTTAATGGTCTAGATACATATTTATCTAACCATCTATCAATTTTTCCGTTAATTACTTTTCCACCACTTTTTTGATTTCTTAATTTTTTAACTCCAGCTACACCTGCACCTAATATACCTGTAAATAATGCTCCTTCAGTTGCAAACTTTAATCTATCTTTAATAGCTTCTTTTGCATTATAATCTCCTGTTTCACTTAATTTGGTAGGACCTCCTAATAAATTTCCAAAAGTTCCTGCATCTTTTACATCTCCTATTACAATACCTTCAGCTAATCCACTAACGGCAGCGCCGGAACCATATTCTAATGTTTTTCCTAAAGTAGTGAGCTCACCATCTTTAATATTTTTTAGTAATTTTTTTCCTGCTTGTCCTGTAAGTTGAACATATTTTCCATTTTGTTTAGCAAGTAAAGCATTTTTTGCAAAAGTTCTTCCTGCTTTAAATGCAATACCTCCTGGTATTCCTAAATTAACTATAAGTTCAGTAATTTTGCCAGCTGCAGTAGCTTCAGCTGCTTCGTCAAATGGATTTATTTTATCAAAAAATTTTTCTACACTAGCTGCGGTATTTGTTCCTGCACCTAAATCAATTAGATTAGCACCCAATGAAACAACACCTTCTGGAATTTTAAAAACACCAGATGCTACACCAGATAAAATAGAACGAATAGTTCCAATTTCTTTATCTTCTTCTTCATTAAGATTTGAATTAAGGTTATTATTTTGATCTAATAACTCTTGTATAGTAGGCATTAATTACTCCTAATCTGGGGTTTTAAAAACTGGTTTTAATATTGCTTTACTATCTACAATAGTTACAATATTAATTGTATAGCTTCCATCCTCATTTTCTATTGCAAATAATGTTCCTACATCATCTTGTGTTACATTTACATTTTTTTTATCTTTTTTACTTACTGTTTTACTTAATGAATTTCTAAATTCTGGAACACTATTTTTAACTGCAGCAATGGCAGAACCTGGTTTACTTGTTGTTTTTCTAGCATTTAAGTATTGATCAATAACAGTTCCCTTTCCTCTTTCTGTAGCTAATTTGTTCCTAAATTTTTCTTGTTCCATAAACATACCAATTTGTTCTTTAGCACGTTTACCTGCTTGTTTATCTTTAATATCTATCATAGCTGCAGTTTGTTCTATTTTTTCTCTTCTGCTTGGTCCAGCTGCTGATTCTGTTTTCATAAATTCTGCAAAACCTTCTTTAACATCTCCCGCTCCTAAAAATGCTGCAGAAGCTCTACCTAACATATCTCCTACATCTCTACGTCTTGCTTTAGTGCCACCTAATAATTCTATATAATCATCTACCGTAAGTTCAGGTTCTTCTGATTTTACTTGTTGTACTTTGTATTCATTTTCTTCCTCTTGTTTTTTCTTTTCTTTTTCAATTTCTAAAGCTTTTTTTGCGTCTTTTAATTGTAATTGATCATCTATAATATCTTTTAATTCTGTAGTAGAAGATGTGTAACCTGCACCGTCTGTGCCAAGAGGAGTTCCCTCTTCTCTTAATCTTGCTCTTTCAGTTTCATAGGCTAAAATATCTTCTTCTGAAGCTGTTTCATCAAATACTCCGCTTTCATTCATTTCTTTCATGTAGTTTAATTCTTCTACAGTTTTAGGAGCATTCATATAAGCTAAAAACGCAGGACCTGACATAGTTAAACCCATTAAACCTGTTGACGCGGTCATTGGAAATCTACCAGCAAAAGAACCTAATCTATTAAATAAACCTTGTGTAAGTCTAGATCTTGCAACTGATTTTCCTTGATTAGCAATTCTATTTTGAATTGCTTTTAATTGAGGACTTATTGGAGGTCCTTGAATAGGAGCTCTAGCTTGTGAAAGTATTTGACCTCCTGTTGGAATTCTTCCTCTAACATTAGATCCTCCAGTTAATTCATTCATCATAGCTGTAGATATTCCACCTTCAAAAAAATTTTGTCTATTATCACCTAATCCAGAAGCGATCCCCGTTCCATAACTCGATACAGGTCCTCCACGAAACATTGGTCTTCTTAATATTCTACTCATTATCCAAATAATCCCAGTTTAGATCCAATACTAGCGATACCAGTACCAACACCTAAAGCTGTAGATAATGGACTAGCTGGTGCTGCCGGTGCTTGATATCCTACTGTTTGAGTAGGGAATGCACCAGGTTGAATCTGTGCAAGTTGTTGTCCTACTAAACCTAATCTAGTAAAAGGTTCGAATTGTGCTTCTCTTGCTGCTGCCGCTGCTGCGTCTAATCCAGCTTGAGTTTGTGCTTGACCTGATTGACCTAATTGTGTTTGGTAAGTTCCAAGTCCTTGTCTTGCAGCAAGATCTTGTGCTGCAGCTGCTTGTGCTTGTTGAAATCCTTGTTGTAATAATTGTGCTTGTAATCCTGCTCTTTGCATTAAATTTCTTGCATCAAATTCTGTTGCCATAATACCTTCTCTAGCTCCACCATAAGCTCCAGCTTGTATAGCTCTATCTCTATTAGCT